ACAAGTGCGGAAAGAACCGCTGGAGCAAATAATACATATACTGATACAGTAACTATACAAAAAATACAAGACGGACTAGTTGGTTCTAATGGAGCAAATGCGAAAACAGTAAAACTAACAGCGAATGATTACTCAATTGTATATAATGCTGCAGGTGCAAGTCCTGATCCTTCAAGTACTATAACATTAACTGCTACTGCACAAGGTTTTACAAATCCATACTTTAAGTTTACAGGAGATGGCATATCAGACGAAGCCTCCTTTACAGATGGAGCAAGTGCTACAAATGATACTTTTACATTCAGTGTACCTTCAAGTCACTTTACAACTCCTAAGTCCCTAAGAGTCGGAGTTTCAGAAGCTAACCAAACAGAAGTAGCTTTTGATACTATAAGTCTTTTTGCAGTAAAACCAGGGCAACAAGGAACAGATGGAGCAGAGCCTGTAACAAAAGAATTTGCAGTTACAGTTTCAGGTGGAAAGTTTGTAATAAATGGAACATCACAAAAAGAACTAACACTTCTAAGAGGTTTTACTTATAAATTTGACCAATCAGCATCTACTAATTCTAATCACCCTATTCGTTTTTCAACTACAAGTAATGGTACGCATGCTGGGGGCTCAGCTTACACATCTGGAGTGACTAATACAGGAACACCAGGAAGTTCAGGAGCATTTACTACATTTAAAGTACCAAGCGATGCGCCAGCTACTTTATATTATTACTGTGCAAATCATAGTGGTATGGGTGGCGAAATAAATACACAAGACTTAGGCTCTGGTATAACTGTAATATGTACAAACGAGTCTCATGCTGTGCCCGCAGATAATGGTGGTGGAAACCCAGTAATGACAGGAAGTGGTACATCTTTCGAAGTATTTAGAGGCAATACACAACTTACAGGAATAACAAGTGGAACCCCTGGTGCTGACCAATTTAAAGTAACAGTAACAAGTGATACAAATATAACAGTTGGTTCTCAATCAGCTTCTTCTCAAGCAATAGTATTTGCAGACCATTCTTCAATGACAGCTACAACAGCAAACATTGTTTATTCTATAAATGTAGAGAATACTCAAACATTTACAAAGAAACAATCTTTTTCTAGAGCAGACAAAGGTAATACTGGAAGCACAGGATTAAAAATAAAAGAGCTAGAATTATATTATACTCTTGATTTTACAAGTACTTCAAATAATTCTTACTCAGCGATTACAAGTGGTCCAAGCACAGGAACTTATACGTTTAATAATGATACTTTAGCTTCTATACCTACGGGCTGGACAAGAACAAAACCTACTTTTGGAGCAGGAATCTTTACTTATATTAGTACTGCATTAGCTACTGAATCTTCTTCTGGAAGTAATACTTCAGGAAGCTTAACATGGTCTACTCCAGGCAGTCATTTTACTGGAGCCAATGTACAAAACTTTATATTTAAAAGAGCAACTTCTGCAGAAACTCCGAGTGCAACTAATTATCCTGCTGTACCTTCAGGGTGGTATGATGATATAGCAAATGTTCCTTCAGGGTCAAATCCTATATGGACCTCTGTAGGTACTGGAGGAATTCCTGCACTATCAGGATCTACTTGGACAAGTATTATTACTTGGCAAAAATCAACTCAATTAGAGGGAACAGATGGAACCTCAGTAACAGTAACGGGCACCTCCACAGATGGTAATGGAAATACAGTAGTCACATTTAGTGATGGCAGTACTGCTACAATATCAAAAGGTAGTGATGGTCAGACACAAGGTGTTAAAGTAGCTTATGCTTCAGATGCAAATGGTACAAACAAAAGTTTTACACAAGGTAGTTTAACTTTTGTTAAATATGTAGAATATACAGGCACAGCTCCAGCTATAACAAATAGCGTATTTAATTCAGGTTATGTACAATTTATCGGTGGAGACGGAACTTCAGAAGGTGTAAAACCTATCTATGCAAATAACTCGAGTGGAAGTGGAGCTAGCTTTACACAAGGTAGTAGAACTTTTGTAAACTTCTACGAATGGACAGGCACAGAACCAACTAGTATACCTAGTGGACTTACTTATGTGAAATATATTGGTGATGACGGCTCAGATGGAGCAGCTTCACAAACAGTATTCTATAGAAAATCAGGAGCAAGCAGATGGACACCCCCAAGCGCTCCTTCAGGAAATATTACAGCAACTTCAATAGCAAATCAATGGGGTACTACTTTTGTTGCTCCAGATACCGCAAATGTAGTCTGGCAGTCAATTGGTAATAAACCTTCGGGTGGAAGCTTTACTTGGGGAGCACCTACTATATTCTTTGACAAAGATAGAATAGTAGATTTATTTGAAGATAACTATAGCTGGGATTTTAGTTCTGACAATTTAGGTTTCTTAGGCTTAAATAATAACGACTTTGCAAATAATCAAATAACATTACCTACATTTACAACAGGTACTGCTGTACCAAATAATAATACTACACCTAGTCCAAATCCTGCAGCTTCTCAATATACAAGAACAGGAGTGACACCAAATGAGTTATATATAAGTAACGGTACAAGTTGGGTACTACAAGATGTTAATACAAATACACAAAATGCACAACCAACATTTACAAGCTCAACAAGTGCACCTAGTAATAGTACTACACCTAGCCCTAATCCAAAAGGCTCTAGTTGGTTACATACTACACCAGACCCTAGCGTATTATATATTAGTAATGGCAGTACTTGGACTGCTTTAGATGTAAATAAAGATACTGTTTTTGATGGAGCCTATGGTAGTTTAACTGGAACACCAACTATACCTGTTAATATAGATGATTTAGCAGACATACCAGCTAACCCAGGAACTGGAAAATTCTTAAAATGGAGTGGAACTGCTTTTCAATGGGCAGATGATAATAATACAGTTTATACTTTACCTGATAATGTAATAACTGGAGCAGCTGTAAGTGATGCTACTGACGCTGTATTTGCAGATGCTGACTACGAAGCATGGGGAACCCCCGGATGTACATATAATGAATCTACTGCTAATTTTTTCTCATAGGACTGAATAAATTGAGTACCAACACCATAATCACTCAAAGTAACAGTGTTAACACCGACAATTGCATCTTCTTCATTTACATGCAATGCAATTTTAGTTGAACTCTTTAATCCAGCATAATATATGTTATTTGTACTTAATCCAGCAACAGCCTTTTGACCATTGG